AAATTAAAGATGGAGACTATTTCCTATATACTGATGCGTGGAATCCAACGGTTATCCAGCTTCGTTACATGGCTAGTCTTTTGTCCGTGGATATTAGAATCGGTGGCCTTTGGCATGCTGGTTCTTACGATCCTCATGATTTCCTTGGTAGACTCATAGGTGATGCACCTTGGGTACGTTATGCAGAGAAAAGTATGTTTCATGTATTTGATGACAACTTCTTTGCTACAGACTTCCATATTGATATGTTTATGCGTACATTGTTTGCAGACGATCCGTATATTGAAGATTGGGTCGAAGAAGCACTTGCAGGAGAAACTAGTATAAAACGTGTTGGCTGGCCTATGGAGTATCTAAAGAATAGTTTGGATAGTTACAAAGGTATGGAGAAACGAGATCTTATACTCTTTCCGCATCGTATTGCTCCTGAGAAACAAGTTGACATTTTTAATGATTTAAAAGAACAACTTCCTGAATACGAGTTTGTTGTATGTCAAGAACGTCAACTTACTAAGAACGAATATCATAACTTGCTAGGTGAAGCAAAGATGGTGTTCTCTGCTAACTTGCAGGAAACACTAGGTATTAGCTGGTACGAAGGCGCACTTGTAAATGCTATTCCTATGGTACCGGATAGACTAAGTTACAGCGAAATGTCTGTTCCAGAGTTTTTATATCCAAGTGAATGGACTGAAGACTATTTTGCTTATAGAAAGTACAGAGGTTTGCTAGTTGATAAAATCCGTAACTACATGGAAAATTATGATGACTATCTTGTAAGTCTAGATAAGCAACGTACAATATTAAATAAAAACTTTTTTAGTGGAGCGGCACTGTATGACGCAATCAAAGAAGGATGATAGTTTTACTATCGATGTAAATGATTTAAAGTTGGATGATATCTTGGATACTACTGGTGACATTACTATTAATCTAAACGATACCTACGGTGCAACTACAACGTACTGGGCAGGTGATAATATAACTGATATTAATGTTAGTAGCAGTGATGGTACATTTACTATTACAGACGATACTATTAATATTGGTGACTGGACGTTATCAGGTTTTGATAGTATAAACCCAACAACTGTTGAACAAATGTGTAAAGAGTATCCAGCACTAGAAAAAGTTTGGCGCAACTTTAAAAACGTATACGACATGTGTAAACAAGATTATGAAGGCAAAATAAAGGCAGGAGAGATAGATGATGACATTCCTTTCTAAAATTATGGACAAGCTCGGCAGACGTCGAGTTATTAGAGATAGGGATAACGGAGAGCCTTATCTAGTAAGGTTTTATCTGTTTTTAAAGAACAGAAAGAACTTCCCGTTTAATATCACACTACACAAAGTTTTAAAGAGTGATGAGCCTACACTACACGATCATCCTTGGTCATATGCAACATTTATTTTAAAAGGCGGGTACTGGGAACATATTCCTATTATATCTAATGAAGGATTTGTTGTAGGTAGTACTCGAGTATGGCGCGGCCCTGGACACTTCCGTTTTCGTAAACCAGACGACTTGCATTGGTTAGAGCTTGCTAAAGATTCACAAGGCAACGAGATTCCGTGCTGGAGTTTGTTCTTTATGGGTCGTAAACAAAAGGAATGGGGCTTTGTACGTTGGGTACAATACGAAGGTTACCGTTGGATTAATAACGAAGAATATCTTGCAAGAGGTGCAAAAGAAGAATGATTAAGAAACATTATTACAGTTGGAAAGATGTAGAAGATGCTTGTGTTAGCATTGCTCTACAAATGTACAAGGACGGTTGGATGCCTGACTATATTGTAGGCATTACACGAGGCGGCAATGTTCCTGCCACTATCCTTAGCAATATGTTAAACGTACCTGGTCAAGCATTAAAGGTAAGTTTACGTGATGACGATAGCGAAAGTGAAAGTAACTGCTGGATGAGCGAAGATGCATTTGGATATGTAAACGAAGAAGACCGTGAAGTTTATAAAAGTCGTTGGGATATTAGTAAGCGTAAAAACATTCTTATTGTAGATGATATCAATGACACGGGTGCTACATTTAACTGGATTAAAGAAGATTGGCGCAGTTCGTGTTTACCAAATGAAGAAAGTTGGGATAAAGTGTGGCACGGTAATGTTCGTTTTGCTACTATTACAGATAACTTATCAAGTGAATTTAACGGTAAAGTAGACTATACTACGCATGAAGTCAATAAAGCAGAAGAAGATGTTTGGCTTGTTTATCCTTGGGAGAATGTAGGACAATGAGAGACGACTTGATGGTACAACAGCAAGTTGAAGATAGCTGGCAGCATATGGTCGGTGTCATTTGTTTAAATCAAGTAGACAGGCGTCAAACTAAACCTGTTCTAAAAGAGTTCTTTGAACGTTGGCCTACTGCTGGATTTCTACTACTTGCAACTGTAGATGAAATTGCAGAAATGCTAAAGCCATTAGGTATGCAAAATGTTCGTGCAAAACGCATTTATAAAATGAGTCAGCAATGGCTAAATTGGAATGGTGAAGATGCTACCGAACTTTGCGGCATTGGCAAATATGGCAGTGACAGTTATAGAATCTTTTACAAAAACGATATTCCAAATGATGTAGAAGATAAAGAACTAAAACGATATATTGAGGAGGAATTATGCTTGACACACTAGAAAAAGCACAAACCGAAGGCAGAGCTCCGTGGACTAACGTAGAGCTTGACACTAGAGATTTTGTTGTATATAATGACATTTATCCTGTAACACAAGGACACACACTTGTTGTTCCAAAAGAAAATAGTGTAGACTGTTTGATGCGCTGTTTTAAATTTGCTACAGAAATGGGCAATCAAAATGTACAAAGTTTAGCAAATAACATTACAGGTTATAATGTAGGAATTAACATGGGAGAAAGTGCAGGCCAGACTTGTATGTATCCTCATGTTCATTTAATCTTCCGTCGAGACGGTGACATGGAAGATCCGAGAGGAGGCGTAAGAGGCGTCATTCCGTCAAAGCAAAAGTATGAAAGGAAAAATGATGAGCAACTTGAGATCTGGCCTACTGAAGGCTGCTAGAGATCACGCCTTAGGGCATATTGAAAAGCATCGCATGAACGCTGAAGTATTATTAACTAATCCTGTTGGAATCGGTGAGCATGGTGATATTATGGAAGAACTTGATAAAGAGTTTATGGAAATAGCAAAATATCACGATGTTTTGGAAGTCATCGATGGTTATTTTAAAGAATAAACTTGACAACGAACCTAAATAAGTGTATACTGTATATAATGTTGCAGTATACACGGCAATCCACTGCCTAAACATCGGAGAATACAAAATTGAGTAAAGCAGAACAAATTAAACAAAGACTAGAAGACGCTGGCATTCGTTACTGGGCTGGCGACAACATTTCAGAAGTATTGCAAAAAGGCGATAAAGAAGCACTTATTGAAGATGCTACATTAGCATTTAATCAAGTACTTGATGCACTAGTAATTGATCGTTATAACGATCCTAACTCAGAAGGTACAGCAAGACGTCTTGCTAAAATGTATTTTAATGAGATTATGGCGGGCCGGTATGACCCTAAGCCTAGTGCAACAGCGTTTCCAAATGATAGTGACGATCGCTACAATGGCATGCTGGTAGTTCGTTCGGAACTAAAGAGTATGTGTAGCCATCATCACCAGCCAGTTACTGGTGTAGCATACATTGGTATTATTGCCGCTGACAAACTTATTGGACTTAGCAAATACACACGTATTGCACAATGGTGTGCTAGACGTGGTACACTGCAAGAAGAACTTGCAAATGATATTGCACGTGAAATTAAAACTGCAACAGGTGCAGAAAATTTAGGTGTTTATATTCAAGCAACACACGGTTGTTGTGAGAATCGAGGAATTATGGCACATAGTTCACTTACACAAACAACTGTGCTAGAAGGTAGTTTTAAACACGATCCTGGCACAAAGAAAGAGTTCTTTGACAACATTAAACTACAACAGGAGTTTGCACCAAGATGAAGTTGAGATATTCAGAAGCATTTTACAGTGTGCAAGGTGAAGGTAAGTTTGTAGGAGTACCTAGTGTATTCCTACGCACCTTTGGTTGTAACTTTCGTTGTATGAACTTTGGTACTAATGAAAAAAGAGATCGTTGGCAGCAACACAAAGATGGCATTAAACATAATGCAGAAGTTGCAGAACTGATTGCAAAGGATGTTCATAAGACTACAAAAGATTTTAATGACTTGCCTATTATTCACACAGGCTGTGATACATATGCAAGCATTTACCCAGAGTTTAAACACTTTAATAAACTTGCAGAAGTTGACGAAGTGGTTGAACATTTACTGTCGCTTACTCCTAATGGTAAGTGGACACAAGATAATGGACAAGACATACACTTGATTATGACAGGTGGCGAGCCTCTGTTAGCGTGGCAAAAGCTCTACATCGACTTGTTCGAACATCCACGTATGCAGGATTTAAAAAATGTTACATTTGAAACAAACACTACACAACCTTTACATGATGATTTCTTCAACTATCTCACAGATCAAGACAGATTTACAGTCACGTGGTCTTGTTCCCCAAAACTTAGTGTTTCAGGAGAACCTTGGGAAACTGCTATATTGCCTGATGTTGCTCGTGAGTATAGCCTTGTTGACGGCAGTGACCTTTATCTCAAGTTTGTTGTCGCTAGTCAAGATGATTTTGACGAAGTTACTAGGGCTGTGGAGGCTTACAGAGACGCCGGGGTACAATGTCCGGTATACCTTATGCCGCTGGGCGGACGCAGTGAAGAATATTCCCTCAACGTTAAAGACGTTGCCGAAGCGTGTATGGAAAGAGGATGGAGATTTACCCCAAGACTCCACATCAGCCTATTCGGAAATGCGTGGGGGACTTGAGAATGCTTTTGATGCAGATGAGTTCAAAGCTGACGAACAAAAGAAACAAAAAGAAAAATCAAAAACTCTAGAGGATAGAGTTAGGGAGGCAGGTATATGAACTGGGATAAATTAAAAAAGGCTTTAGGTGTAAAACCTAAAATTACAGCAGAAGAAGTTGATGTAAAAAAGACTTCTGAAGATCTTCGTAGAGAAGCACTACAAAAAGAAAAAGAAGAAGCAACTGCTAAAGGAGAGGCATGGGTTGCTGTACTAGATACCCAAGTTAATCCTGATAACATTCGTAACGGTTTTTTTGAACTTGATTGGAATAACGAATTCATTGAACAGTTACTTGACGCAGGTTATAAAGGTGAATCTAACGAACAAATTGTAGATTCTTGGTTTAGAACTATTGTAACACAAATGCTATCTGAAGAAGGTTTAGATACAGATAGAGAGATGGGATTTGTAAACGTAGTTCCAATTGATAAAAATAAGAGTTCAATCGGATGAGTATACAACCTAAAGACACAAGTAAAGGACACTTTTATGTAAGTTTAGTTAAAAGTGTATTACGAATTGGTGCAGGCGGTTTTTTGGTAGCAGGAAACTTGACAAGTGCAGGAATATTGTTTATACTAGCTGAAGCATTAGGAATTGTGGAAGAATTAGTATGAGTACATATGTTTTAGTAGATACAGCAAACACTTTCTTTAGAGCTCGTCATGTAGTACGTGGCAGTCTAGATGATAAGGTTGGCATGGCATTGCACATTACACTAAATGGTGTAAAGAAAGCGTGGACTGACTTTGATGCAGATCATGTTGTGTTCTGCTTAGAAGGACGCAGTTGGCGTAAAGATTATTACGAGCCTTACAAGCGTAATAGACAAGAAACTCGCGATGCGATGACTCCTGCACAAGCAGAAGAAGATAAAGTGTTTTGGGAAATCTTTGACGAGTTTAAAGAATTTATTGATACAAAAACTAATTGTACTGTTATGCGTCATCCGCAACTTGAAGCAGATGATTTGATTGCAGGCTGGGTACAATCACATCCTAATGACGATCATGTTATTATTAGTACAGACGGTGACTTTGCACAATTGATTGCTCCTAATGTACGTCAATACAATGGTATACAAAACGTTACAATTACACACGAAGGTTATTTTGACGACAAAGGCAAAGAAGTTATAGACAAGAAAACTAAACTGCCTAAGGAAGCACCTAATCCTGAATGGTTACTATTTGAAAAATGTATGCGAGGTGATACAAGTGACAACGTTTTCTCCGCTTATCCAGGCGTTCGAAAGAAAGGTACAAAGAATAAAGTTGGCTTACTTGAAGCATTTGATGATAAGTCCTCGAAAGGTTATAACTGGAATAATCTTATGCTACAGCGTTGGGTTGATCATAATGGTGATGAGCACCGTGTTCTGGACGACTACAATCGCAATGTAACATTATGCGATTTATCTGCACAGCCGGCAGATATTAGAGAGATAATTAATAATACTATTGCAGAAGTTGAGCCTAAAGATATATCACAAGTTGGTATGCGTCTTATGAAGTTCTGTGCTAAGTGGGATATGCAACGTATTGCAGATCAGGCAGCAACTTATGCAACACCATTACAAGCGAGGTATCCTAAATGAATAAAATAAATGCAAAAGAAATTTTAAAAGATAAGTTTTGGATTGTAGAATCACAAGGTGAGAAAGTCGGTACTATCAGCTTGAATGAAGATAGGCAGTATATGCTTAGTAACACTACCGGTACTAGATTTTTTAAAAATGTAAAACAACTAGCAAAAAATTTAGATGCAGAAATTACATGGACATCAACCGAAACACCAGTTCACGATGTTAATTTAGAAGTACACGGGTTTCCTACAAGTTGTACTCCGTATAATCCTGTATTTGATGTACAAAAGAAACTTGCTCTTTTTACAAAGAGTGCTAAATCTAAGAGTTTGTATTGTGCAGGATACTTTATTATTCGTTTTGATAAAGGTTGGGTTAAATCCTTTTGTCCAAAACTTATTACAGTTGAACGTTACGAAACAAAAGGACCTTTCAAAACAGATCTAGAAATGAAACAGGTATTGTCAAGCGTTCCAAAATGATACACAAGTTAGATAGTATATATGTTATTAAACCTTTAAAAGAACATAACAAAATAAAAGATACAATTCTTCGTCTTATCAATGAACAAGAATTATACGAAAATCTTGTTGAGGAAGAAGACGGTGTAGATATTACAAAGTGCGATTGGTCTACTAGCCGATGGGATCGCGGCAGACCATGGGCACAAGAACTAATGACATATTTAGGCCCTCATCTAAATACTACTATACAAGAAATGGGTTATGTCGAATGTCAAGTACACGAACTATGGTTTCAACAGTATGCTAATAATAGCACACACGGATGGCATGTACACGGACAAAACTGGACTAACGTATACTACTTAGACATGCCAGAAGAGACACCTAAAACACAATTCATAAATCCATACACAAAAGAAATTACTGAATTTGATGTTAAGGAAGGTGATGTTTTAACATTTCCAAGTTACGTAATTCATAGAGCTCCAATTAATAAAAGTGACAAACTAAAAACAATTATTTCTTGGAATATGGATACTGAACTCAAACCAGGACTATATAAAAATGACTGATATTAATACCGTAGCAATACAGCAGTTCATATCAGCAGTTAAAGGTGCAGATGCAAAAAGAGCAAAAGAACTGCGTCTTGATATTGATACTGCTAAGAAACTTGCCTTTACTCTAGGCGAAGTAATGACTCGATTGAATGGTGACCTTGAACAACTGCTAAAACAGAAACAAGCACAAGATGACGTTATACAAGTACAGTTAGACGGCGGTTCTAACTGGAAGTAAACTACGTAGATAACTTCAAAAAGAGATAAATATATGCGTATATAATTTTAAGGAAACGCATATGAGTAGACCCAAACCAACGGTTCTTCTTGAAAACATAGACAAGAAAACTTACAAGAGTGAACAAGTTTTAAAGGCAGAAGCCATTTGGGCTGTATTTTATAACGGCGAGCCTTTCAATTTAAAAAGTTCTAATGTGCTAACTAACTATCCTGGACCTAAGTATAAAAAGGTTTCTTTTTCAAATCCAGGGCATGCACACAATCTAGCAAAAAAACTAAACGAAATGTTTAACTGTAAAGATTTCCAGGTTATGAAATTAACCAGCGGTGAAGTAGTTGAAGAATGAACTGGAAAGAAACATATACTAAAGTTTTTTTAAAACAATTAAACATTAGTATTTCCGAAGCAACTTTAGCAGAATACATGCCCTTATGGTGGCAAAATATCCGTTCTGCTGATGGCGGCCTAAGACTAACCGAAGATGGTTATCAAATGATTACTGAACAGTTAGATCTAGCAACATACGATGTTCCATTTCCAAAAGAGTTTGAACTTACTACACAAACTGTAATATTTTTGGATAAATTCATTACCTGCCCGTATTATCTTACCAAAAGAGGCATAATTGTAACAGACGAAAAAAAGGCAATGGAACTGCACCTTTTTAGTGGTGATGTAAGAAAGTATGGACTAGCCAAAGCACTCAATAGACAAAATAATTCATAATTTGGCAAAAAAGTAGTTGACAAACACCTTTATAGAGCGTATTATATATACATAGTAAGAAATTAAGCACTGATCCAAAAGAGGGAAAATACTATGGAAAATACAGCAACTCGCACCGTGAGCCCAAATAGCGCAAAAACTTCGATTAAACATGCGCTGACTAAGAAACGTCCAATCTTCCTTTGGGGACCTCCGGGCATTGGTAAGTCTGACATTGTTCAGCAAATTACCAACACACTTCCTAATTCACATTTGATTGACATTCGTCTTTCACTTTGGGAACCTACAGACATCAAAGGTATTCCGTACTTTGATTCAAACATTGGCAAAATGGTTTGGGGTGCGCCAAGCGAACTTCCAGACGAAGAATTTGCAAAACAATACGACAACATTGTTGTGTTCTTTGACGAAATGAACTCGGCAGCGCCAGCAGTACAAGCGGCAGCATACCAGTTGATTTTGAATCGTCGAGTAGGACAATACAAACTGCCAGACAACGTAATGATTGTTGCGGCAGGTAACCGCGAAGCAGACAAAGGCGTTACATACAGAATGCCTGCTCCGTTGGCTAACCGTTTCGTTCACTTGGAACTAGCAGTATCATTTGATGACTGGTTTGAGTGGGCAGTTAACAATAACATCCACCAGGATGTTGTAGGCTTCCTTACTTTTAGTAAGAAAGACCTTTACGATTTCGATCCTAAATCACCTTCACGTTCATTTGCAACACCACGTAGTTGGTCTTTTGTAAGTGAGCTAATTGAAGATGAATTAGACGAAAACACTACTACCGATTTGGTTAGTGGTGCAGTAGGAGAAGGCTTGGCTGTCAAATTCATGGCACACCGCAAGGTTGCCGCAAGTATGCCTAACCCTACTGATATTTTAGCAGGAAAAGTCAAAGAGATGACTACTAAAGAGATCAGTGCAATGTATTCCCTTACAGTGTCTCTTTGTTACGAACTCAAAGAAGCTTGTGATAGCGGCGACAAAAAATTCAATGAGAAAGTAAATAACTTCCTGCGTTTTGCAATGGATAACTTTGAAACTGAATTGGTTGTTATGGGTATTAAACTTGCAATCACTCAATATTCATTGCCTGTTGATCCGGATGAAATCGAATGTTTCGATGAATTCCATAATCGCTATCACAAGTACATTAACGCGGCACAGTCTGCATAAAATGGTTAAAGTGGGCTCATTTTGGGCCCACTTTCTCTTGACAAAGTACGTAAATACTGTTATTATACTACTATAAGCTAAACAAACGAGGTCGTTATGTCTACTAAAGAAACCGCAAGCAAACTAAAAAACTGGTCACCTGATCCTAATATTACACCGGAGCAGTTAGAAGAAATGCGTGTAGAAGTATACGATCGCATCGTAGTTGCTCGAATTGGTTTGCTATTGCGTCATCCGTTCTTTGGTAATATGGCTACACGTTTACGCATTTTGGCAGCAGATGATTGGTTGCCTACAGCCGCAGTAGATGGACGCAACTTGTATTACAACACTCAATTTTTTAATGCAATGGATAATAAAGAAATTGAGTTTGTTATTGCACACGAAATTTTACACATGGTATTTGATCACTTGAATCGTAGAGGTGATCGACATCCTATGCTTTATAACATTGCCGCAGATTATATTGTTAATAACGCACTAGTACGTGATAGAATTGGTTCTAAGCCTAAGATTGTAGATTGTTTCCAAGACTTTCAATACGACGGTTGGACTTCAGAAGAAGTATACGAAAAACTTTTTGAAGAAGCAAAAGAGCGTGGCAAAGAATTACAAGAACTTCTTGACGAGTTAGATCAAAAAGGTGAAATGCTAGACGAACACCTCGACGGCGGTGACGGAGATTCTGAAGAAGATAACGGCGAAGAAAAAGATTCAAACGGCAACGGTGTAAGTAAGAAGAAACCTAAATATTCAAAAGAAGAAATTAAAAAGATCAAAGACGAAATTAAAGAAGCTATGATCAATGCGGCGCAAACCGCAGGTGCTGGCAATGTTCCAGCAGGTGTTGCACGTATGATTAAAGAACTTACAGAGCCTAAAATGAATTGGCGTGAAATACTACGTCAGCAAATTCAAAGCACAATTAAAAGCGATTATACATTTATGCGTCCTAATCGTAAAAGCTGGCATACTGGTGCAGTTCTTCCAGGTATGAACTTTGCAGACACTATTGATATTTGTATTGCATTAGATATGTCAGGTTCGATCGGTAATGCTCAGGCACAAGATTTCTTAGGAGAAATCAAAGGCATTATGGAAGAATACAAAGACTATAAAATTAAATTATGGTGCTTTGATACTGCGGTTTACAACGAAGCAGACTTTAGTGCAGATGGCGGCGAAGACCTCACTGACTACGAAATCTACGGTGGCGGCGGCACTGACTTTATGTGCAACTGGACTTATATGCACGAAAATGATATTCAGCCTAAGAAGTTCATTATGTTCACCGATGGTTATGCTTGGGATAGCTGGGGTGAAGAAGACTACTGTGATACAGTATTTTTAATTCACAGCAACCGAGATAAACACTTGCAAGCACCATTTGGTGTTACTGCACACTATGAGGAAACACATGCCGCATAATTTAAAGGAACCAAATCCTTTAAATATTTTTAAAATACGACAGCTCGAAAAACCTCCGGTTCATTTCGAGTATGTTAACATACCTATGTCTTACAACTTAGAACATGCCATTGCTAAATGGATTGAAGCAAATATGAAGCATCGCTTTTACGTAGGTAAGACACTTGACCTTAGGGAAGATAAGGTTTCTGTCCTATTAAAGATAGGATTTGAAGATCCTAAGGAATTATCATATTTCACTTTGGCATGTCCACATTTGAAATACAAGTAAATATATACATACTTTAAAGGAGAAAGACAACTATGGCTGAAGAAAAACAAGCTGAAGCTCAACAAGCTGCCGAATTGACAGTGCAAGATCTTGGTTCGATTAAACAAATAATTGATGTTGCTAGTCAAAGAGGTGCATTTAAACCTAACGAAATGATGGTTATTGGTCAAGTTTATACTAAGTTAGAATCATTCCTAGGTGCGGTGCAAAAGCAACAGAAAGAGCAACAGCAACAACAGGAAGCGCCTGAAAGCGCAGAATAAGGAGAAGCATTATGGCTTTAAAACATGTCGGACGTATGGTCCGCAATCAAAGAAAGGTAGTAGTTGCATATCGCACAATTCCAGGTGATGCTGAAAGTTGCGTAGTAGTTACCACTGAAAATCTAATGGCAGACGAGCACGATTCGTTAATGCGTCTAGTAGAATCTAATGCTGGTCAAACAGCAGAAGAACTAGGTCTTGCAATGGCTAGAGCTGTTTTACCGGACGGACGAAACATGTTGGCTGCTTTTCATACCACAGGTAAAATGGTCAAAGCTGCAACTAAAGATGTAGAGATGATGCCTGATAATAAAACAGTTATTAATCTAGCTGAGTTGAATAAGATCATTGCAGAGCAAAAAGGTGTATCTATTGAGGATCTAGCAATAAAAGATAACACTCCTGTAAAAAAAGAAGCACCTATTGATCTAAATCCTAAAGTAGATGAAGATGTAACAGAACTTGCTACGGCACAACCGTTACAAGCAAGTGAAACAGAAGTACTAACAGACGAGCAACTGGCTGCTCAATATCGGTCTCAGGCTGATGCTTTGTTCAAAGAAGCCAAGAAACTTAGAGAACAAGCAGAAGGCCTTGTTCCTACTAAGCGTAAGACTAAGAAGACCGAAGAGAGTGCCTAGGAAAAAATCCGACCCACTATTGCCACCGGATGTAGTAGATCACTGGCCAGAAGTATTCGAGCATATCGACATTGACGTAGTACCTTTAGAGTATTTAAGTACAGTCCGTGTCGAGTTCTCGGATGGTAAAATCTGGGACATTGATATACAGAAAAGTATACAAAAAAGTAAAGATTTAAATTTAGAAAATACGTTAGATGATCTCTTTAACGAGTATCAAGATCAAATAGTAAACGTTGATTTTAGACTGGATACGCAGCGATTAAAGAGAGATATTACTAAACGTACACATCTTTTTATGAAGAAGCGAAAATGATATCTCTTTCGAAAAATGATAAATACTTTGTAGGAACGATACCAGGAGTATTTAGATGGCATTAAGAATCAGACGAGGAACAGACGCAGAAAGGCAAACGATCGTGCCTTTACAAGGCGAGCCTGTCTACGTTACAGATACAAACAAACTTTTTATAGGTGATGGAGCAACACAAGGCGGAATATTAGTAGGTCCGCAGTCGCAAGAAGATTTTGATCTTGTTAATGATAC